CATCATTAGTTAAAACTCCAAGTGTAAATGCAAGTGCTGGTGCTGGTGCTATTATTGAAATGCCAGAAGAAATCGAGCCAAACTTAAAACCCTATTTGTTACAACCATCTGGTCAGAACCTACAATCTATTATGGATTCAATTAATAACAAAGTTCAAGCTATAAATAGAATAGCACATACAGATGCAATTAGAACTACACAAAAACAAATCTCATCCGGTATTGCACTTCAAACTGAATTTGAATTACTTAATGCAAGACTATCTGAGAAAGCTGACAATTTAGAACTTGCTGAAGAACAATTATTTAAACTATATGCAGATTTCCAAGATACTACTTTTGATGGTGTTATTAATTATCCTGATAGTTTTAACATTAGAGATTACGCATCTGATTTACAATTCTATCAAATGGCTAAAGCTATGAATATCCAATCGCCAACATTCAACAAAGAAGTTGATAAAGAAATTATTAAATCAGTTATTGAAGATGATGAAAAAATTACACAAGCAAATGAAGAAATAGACCAACAAGCTGAACTAGGTCAATTTACACAAGACGAAGTAGAACAAGAAACTGTTGCAGAAGAAGAAATTTAATGAATGTCAGATATATTAAAAGATTTAACAGAGTACAGAATTAAAGGCATTGAAACAGCCGAAATAGAATATTACAAACAACTAACAAACACATTAGATAAAATAGAAGCACAAATCGTATCTTTGGCTGATAGAGAACTCCCAAGACAAGCTGGAAAACTTATTGAATTACAAAGTGCTGTAGCAATTAGACCTAAAATTAAATCTATATTAGATAAGGAATATTTACCATTCGCAGATAGAGTTGTTAGAAAAGGATTTGGCGAACAAGCTAAAAGAGTAGAAAGACAGTTTAAAACTATTGGAATAATACCACCAGAATTTCAAGAATTAACTAAAGGAGATAAGGCTTTAATACAAAATTTAAAACAACAGTATTATACTCAGTTTAAAGATGTATCTAATAACTTCACAAGAATATTATCTGATAAGGTATATCAAAACACATTAGTTGGAACACAATTTACAGAACTTGAACAAGAATTAAGACAATCAATTAATGGTATTTATTCAACATCAAAAGACCCAGCAGTTAATAGATTAGTAAATTATGTAAAAGCCAATAGAGATAATCCAGCATTAGCATCAAGAGTTGATAGTGCAATTAAAGTATTACAAACAAAATATGCTAGTACTAGAACTGGCGAAAACATGAAACGATATGCTGGTCAGATATTAAACGATTCATTAAGAGACTTTGATGCAACACTAAACTTTAACAAAGCAAATGATGCTGGACTTACTTATGTTAAATATTATGGAGACATTATTCCAACTACTAGAGATATTTGTAGAAGAATGGTTAGTGGTAATTTAAACACAAGAGCAAATGGATTATTTACTATTGACGAAATACAAGAGATATGGGCTAGTAGAAGTTGGTCAGGTAAGAAATCTGGTAATCCAATGGTAGTAAGAGGTGGATATAATTGTAGGCATCAGTTTTCTTATGTTAATCCTGATTGGTATGAAGATGATGGAGATGAATCAGAAATACTTAAAAAAAGAGAACCAATCGTTAAAAAAGAAAAGAATATCAATATATCATCATTAGCAAATCCAATTACATTAGCAAATATAAGAACTTTACCTTTAAAAGAATCACAAAAAAGAATTAATAAAACAGTACAAGATGGATTTAATGATTCAAGATACCCAAGAAATCCTGATGGAAGTATTAAAAATAGATTTAATGGAAAACAATATATTGGAAAAACAAATTTAAACAATATGTCAGAAGAAGATGCAACTAGAATATCAGTTATTTTTGATGAATTAAATGATCTTGCAGAAAAATATAAAATTCCTAAATTAAGAGGTATAGTATCAACAAGAAGAATGAGTGCAATAGCATCTATGGGAGATGGAGTATTAAATATAAATCCGAATAAGCTTAATTTTAAATTTAGAACAAAAACAAATTTAGATTTTTATAATAGAAAATTCAAAGCTAATTTAAAAACTCTTAAAAATTGGAAATATGGAGATAACCCTGATTTAAAACCTTTTGGTTCAGAATTTTATTTTGATAATGATTTAGATATGTTGAGGAGTGTTTTATATCACGAATTTGGACATCATGTTCATCAGATGAGATATGTTACAAAAGATACAAAAGATTATGGTGCAAGATTTATACCTAAAGTTGAATCTAAATTAACACAAATGACAGATAGATTTATAATGAAAACACCAACTAAATATGCAAAATCAAATGCTAAAGAATTTTTTGCTGAAAATTTTTCTTTATATCATATGGGTAGAGAAGATTTGGTTGATGAAAAATTTATTAAATTTTTAAAGGAGATAGAAGAATGATAGAACAAGCTAGAAAAATATTTAACAAGAAAGATTTAACTTTAGATGATTATAACAAATTTATTGAATTAGAAAATAAAATGAAATCAAGTTATGATAAATTTGAATATACTTGGTTAGCAGAGGGTTTTAAATTAAGATTACCTGAAATAGCAGAAAAAGTAGGTAGTTATTCTTTTATAAAAAATCAAGATTTTTGACAAATCTTAAAAGTATTGATATAGCACAATAATTAACAACCAATAGGAGACTAAAATGTCGGAAGAAAATAAGGTCAATCAGCCGTTAAATGATGCTCAAGAAGTTGAGACAAAACAAACTGATACAGAATCAAAATCTGATAGCAAAACTTTCACACAAGATCAGCTTAATACTATTATTGAGTCTAGAATCATGGCTGAAAGAAGAAAATACGAAAAGAAAATTCAGGAAGAAGAACAACAAAAATCTGAATTGATTAAACAAAAGCAATTAGAAGAAGCTAAATCTAAACAAGAACTTGAAAAGATTATGCAAGAACGATTAGCAGAAAAAGATCAAGAACTACAAAGATTTAGAGATGAAATCAAAAAAGAAAAAGTTGATAAATCTATTCTATCTGTTGCATCTGTTAATAAAGCTATCAACCCAGAACAAGTTGTTTCTTTACTAAAATCAGAAATACAATTAGCTGATGATGGTAGAACAGAAATAGTTGATAATAATGGAAACATAAGATATAACTCAAAAGGACAACCTTTAACGATTGAAGAAAGAGTTAAAGAATTTTTAGATAGTAACCCACATTTCCGTCAAGGGTCTCTGTCTGGTACAGGAAGCCAGAGTGCTATCGGTGGTAATAGCCAAAAACCCAGAACAATAGGCGACTTGGATTTGAATAATCCTGCTGATAGAAAAGTTTATGCAGAAATGCGTAAAGCTAGAGGTGGGTTTAAACTCAATCCTAAATTAACAATTAACAATTAACTAATAGGTAAATAAAATGGCAAACGAAACAACTAGTTCAACATTGTCGGAATTATATACAGAGATTATCCAAGAAGCGATTTTCACTTTTCAGGAAACTTCTGTAATGAGACCACTTGTTACTACATACAATATAACTGGACAAGGTAAACAAATCGCTGTTCCTGTATATCCAGTTGTTAGTGCATCTGCTGTAGCAGAAGCAACTGACTTATCAAACACAGCAATCAACCCAACAGAAGCTACTATAACTGCATCTGAAGTTGGTGTAATGACAACTCTAACTGATTTAGGTAGAGATTCTGCATCAAGAGATGTTGCGGCTGATGTGGGAAGATTATTTGGAGAAGCATTAGCTAAAAAAGTAGATAGTGATTTAGCGGCTTTATTCGCTTCATTCGCAACTGGTAATGACTTAGGTGCGGCTGGAACTGAATTAACTGCTGACTTACTTTTAAAAGCTGAAGCTACTTTAAGAGCATTGAATGTACCAAGACCTTACTATGGTGTATTCTCTCCAAAAGCTATGTTCAACTTGAAAAAATCTTTAACAAATGCTGGTTATTCAACTGGTGCAAATGCTATGAGTGATGTTGCAAATGAAACATTAAGAAATGGCTATGCTGGTACAGTATTTGGAATCGATTTATTTGAGAACGCAAACATAGCGGCTGACCAATATGATGATGCTGTTGGTGGTGTATTCCACCCTCAATCATTAGGTCTTGCTATGAAAGCTGACTTCTCAATCGAGACTCAAAGAGATGCTTCTTTAAGAGCAACTGAAATCGTTGGTACTATGACTTACGGAACTGGAATCATCAAAGATGATTATGGTTGCCAAGTTACAACTGACGCAGCTCTTTAATAATTAGAGTTATTAGGTGGGGGAGAAATCCCCCATCTATCAATTAGGAGATTTTATTATGACAAACTTTACTGGTGCAGATGTAATCACAACAACTGATGTAACGAATTATCAACCTGACGCATTTGACTTTGGTATTGCATCAGGAGACGCACAAACAACTTTCTTTTTAGCACAAACAACAAACGATATTTTAAGAGATTTAAGAATTAGATGGTGGCAAACCTATAAGCAAAATGTATTTACAGATATAACAATATTAAACACAGTAGAATTAGAAAACGATAAAGTTAATTTAGATCAGTTTAAAAGAGCTGGTGTATATTTATTCTTAGGTAAATTCTTATGTCCGGCATTAGCAAAATTTAGACCAGAAACAGAAAAAGATAGATTTGAAAGAATGTCAGAACATTATATGAGCCAATACAATGTTGAGTTTCAAAAGATATTAGAAGATGGTGTAGAATATGATTCTGATGATAACCAATCTATATCTGTTGCTGAACGAGAAAACTTACACGGCTATAACAGATTGCAGAGATAATGGCTGTAGATTTAAAGATAAAATCTAACTCCAAAGAGATAAGCAAAAAGTTTAAAAGGCTACAATCTAAACTTCCAAGAATAATTGATAAAGGTGTTAAACAAGGTGGTTTTCAATTATTAGATATTATTAGAACTAAAACACAAAAAGGTATTGATTTTAATGATAGACCTTTTGCACCATATTCTGAGGGTTATTTAAAAAGATTAAATCGTGAGGGTAAAAAAACAGCAGTAGATTTATTTTATACTGGTAGAATGTTAGGAAGTTTAGGAACTAAAAAAACAGGCAAACATAAAGTTTCAATAAGTTTCAATAATGCAGAAATGAGACAAAGAGCATTATTTAATCAAGTATTAAATGAACCAAAAAGAGAATTTTTTGGCTTTAATAAACGAACAGAAAATATTATACAGAAAACATTTAATAGATTTGTAGAAAAAGAATTAAGGAAGTTTAGAATATGAGTGTAAGAGAAAACATAGCATCTGAATTATTATCGACTATTTCAGCGATTAGTAGCCCAGCAATTAAAAAGGCTACAAGACAACCATTTATATTAGATGAATTATCTGAACAACAATATCCAGCAGTAATAGTACAAACATCAGAAGAAAATAGAGATGATGCTGAATTAGGCTCTGGTGCTAGAACTAGAACAGGTACTATTGACTTTGTAATCTTAGGTTTTGTTAAAGGTGCAGAAGCCAATATAGATACTAAAAGAAATGAATTAATAACAGCTATTGAAACTGCAATAGAAAGTGATATTACTCGAAATGGTAACGCACTTGATTCGGAAGTTATCCAAGTAGAAACTGACGAGGGTTCATTGTTTCCTGTTGGTGGAATAAGAATGACAATCAGGTGTATGTACGAATATCAAGCTGGAACACCATAGGAGTAAAACATGAATGAAAAATTATTAAATAAAATACTTAAAAAAGTAGATCAAATAGAAAAAATGCACGATAAGGAATCTATCCTTTGCGAAGAAGTAAAAGACTTAATTGAAGAAATTAAAGAAAATTCTTTAGAAGATAATCAAACTTGGGAAGAAGAAGATTTAGATGATGAGGAGTTTGAGGAAGATGAGGAAGATGAAGACTTTATTGACGAGGAAGAAGATAAATAGTAAAAGGTAATATGGCTAAAGATATTAAACTATATAAAAATAATTCAGAGATAATTATTAATGAAACAAATCTTGAACATTATCTAAGACTAGGATATAAGCAAGAACAACAATCTAAACCAAAAATTAAAAAGGATAAAAAGACATGGCAACACATCACGGAAAAGAAGGAGTTGTAACAGTTGGTGGTTCAGAGATGGGCGAAGTTACTTCGTTCACTTTAGAAACTACTGGAGATGTTGTAGAAGATACAGCTTTAACTGATGCTACTAAATCATTTTTAGCTGGTAGAACTTCATTCTCAGGAACAATCGAAATGCACTTTGATGAAACTGATACTCAGCAAGAAACTTTAACTGCTGGTTCATCTATCTCATTTGTTTTATTACCAGAGGGTAATGCTTCAGGAGATGCTAGTTATACAGGTACTGGTATTATTACTGGTATGAGTATTAACAACTCAATGGATGCTATTGTTTCTAGAAGTGTAACATTTCAAGGAACTGGTGCTTTAACTGTAGGAACTGTATAATCTAATTTATGTCAGTTATTGATAGAGTTAAATCTCATTTTGAAACTCTTAAAACTATCACTATTGAAGTTGAGGAGTGGAAAGACGAGAATGGTAATCCTAGTGTCTTTTATTCTGAGCCTCTAACACTTGAAGAAAAAAATATCATTTTTAAAAAGTCTAGTAATTTCCAAGACTTAACTGTTCTTGTTGATTTACTTATAATGAAACTTCAAATTAAAAATGAAAAAGGCGATATAATTAAAGCCTTTAGCCCAGAAGATAAATTTGCATTAAGAAAAAAAGCAGATTCAAATGTAATCTCAACTATTGCTAATCAAATTCTTGCAGATACTAATTACGAGGACGCAGAAAAAAAGTAGATAGCGACCCTGATGTTAGGTCGCTGTTAGTTATAGCAGAACGATTACATCTAACAATACAACAAGTTCTTGATATGCCTGTTAGCCATTATAATTTATGGTTAGCCTACTTGAAAAAAGAGCAAGAACAATATAAAACAAAACAATCATTAGCAGAAGCAAGAAAGTTTAAATAATGGCAAACCAAAGATTAAATATAGACATAATAGCACGAGATAAATCCAAACAGGCTCTTAATAGTGTTCAAGGTGCTTTGTCTAAATTAAGAGGTGCTGTATTTAATCTACAAAATGCTTTTATAGGTTTAGGTGCTGGTTTAGTTGCTAGAAATTTAGTTAATACAGGTAAAGAATTAGAAAATTTAAGAGTTAGATTAAAGTTCTTACTTAAAGATACTAACGAGGGTGCAAAAGCATTTGATAATATGGTTAAATTTGCATCACAAGTTCCATTTTCATTGGAAGAAATACAATCTGGTTCTGGTATCTTAGCAACTGTAACTGATAATGCTAAAGACTTACAACAAATGTTAGAGATAACTGGTAATGTTGCGGCAGTTACTGGATTGGATTTTAGAACTACAGCAGAACAAATACAAAGATCATTTAGTGCTGGTATTGGTGCGGCTGATTTATTTAGAGAAAAAGGTGTTAGAAATATGCTTGGATTCCAAGCTGGTGCAACAGTATCTATTGAACAAACAGTACAAGCATTTGAAAGAGTATTTGGTAGAGGTGGTAGATTTGGAAAAGCTACAGATGAATTAGCACAAACATTTACAGGAACTTTATCAATGATTGGAGATAAAGTTTTTAACTTTAAAAAAGTTTTATTAGAAGCTGGTTTATTTGAAAGTCTTAAAAAAGAGTTTGGTGCATTAGATAAATTCTTAGAAGAAAATTCTAAACAAATAGACAATATTGCACAAGATATAGGAATAGCCTTAGGTTTTGCAGTTAAGAAAGTTGCAGATGCAATAGTTGTATTAAAGAATAATATGAATACATTTGTTACATTAGTTCAAATTTTAATATCAGTTAAAGTAGTTACATTATTTACAAATTTAGCTATAGCAGTAACCAATGTTGCTAAAGCCATGATGAGTTTTGGTTTTGCTAGTTTATTTACAAAAGGTGGTCTTATAGGAATTGCAAAAGCAATAGCAAAAGGTGGTGCTATATTTGTTGCATTTAAAGGTATGGAAAAACTATTTGATGATATGAAAGATTCATTTGAAGAATTTTCTGATGGAGTAAAAAACAGCTTACCTGATGCTAGAGATTTACATAAAGTTTATAAAGGTGTTGCTGAAGAAGTAGAAAAAGTTGTTCAATTAACAAATAGAGAAAGAGGTCTTATTCAAAATTCAAAACAAGAATTAACAGGTTTTGAAGATATACTTAGAAGAATGGTTGGTAAATCATTAAGAGAATTTGAAAGTAAATTTGCAAATATAAATCAAATAGTAGCAGAGGGTATTTTAGTTGGTGTTAAAAAAATATCTCAAAGTCTTGCTGAAGCTGTAGTTCTTGGTAAAAATTTATTTGAATCATTTAGAGCATTAGCACAACAAATATTAGTAAATGTTCTTGCACACCTTATAGAACAAGTTGCTATTATGGGAATCCAAAAATTATTAAAAAAAGAAGAAATAAACAAAGAAGCTGAAAAAGATAATTTAATTAGAAAACAAAACACTAACTTAAAAAGACAAATCGCACTTCAAGCTATTCTTATGGCTATGGGTGGTGGTGGTGGTGGTGGAAGTGGAATATCTTTATTTGCTAAAGGTGGTGCTGTATCTAAAGGACAACCAATCATTGTTGGAGAACAAGGTGCTGAATTATTTATTCCAAACCAAACAGGTCAAATAACTCAATCTGCTAGAGGAACAGGTGGTAATGGTGGTGCAACAACAGTTAATTTTAACATTAATACATTAGACGCATCTGGCTTTGAAGATTTATTAATTAGATCAAGAGGAACTATAACTCAATTAATTAACAATGCTGTAAATGAAAGAGGTAAGGAGAGTCTAATCTAATGGCTGGTGCATTTCCAATATCTACTGCTCAATTCACAAGTTTAGGAATTAAATCAATTCAAAATACTATTATCTCTAAATCTGTATCTGGTAAGAAATTATCAAGACAAATAGATGGTCAAAGATGGGGATTTACTGCTCAGATAATCACAGCTAAACGATCTGATGTTTATGGCGAACTTATGGCATTTATTGTTAAGCAAAGATCAGGCAAAGAAAATTTTACAATAGTGCCACCAGAAATTGAAGATGCTAGAGGTACAGCTAGTGGTATTCCAACCGGTACAGCAAGTGCTGGAGATACATCTATTACATTAGGTGGAACAGGTACAGGCACATTAAAAGCTGGAGATTTTATTAAATTTTCTAATCACGATAAAGTTTATATGGTCGTTGCAGATCAATCAGATATTTCAACAGGTTCACTTACTATTGAGCCACCTTTAACAACAGCAGTTTCTTCATCAAATATAACTTTTGATAATGTTCCATTTACAGTACATCTAACAAACGATATTCAAGAATTTGGAGTTGTTGGTTCAGATAAAGATGGTAATGCTTTATATCAATTTGAATTTGATGTAGAAGAATCTCTTTAATGAAAAAATATAAAATAACGCACAAAATAACTGCCGATTTTATTGCTGAAGCGATTGTCAATGAAGATGAAATAGATACTTCAATAAACGATCTAAAGGAATATAATAAACCTAATAGCAAATTTAATTTTACTATGGTAAAAGGTACAGAAAGTATAACCCAAACTAACTACGAATTATATGACGAGAAGCCTAACAACAGCAGTAAAGAACGAAATAGCAACAAATGATATTAGACCAATACATCTTATCACTATTGGGTTCAGCACTCCTGTTAATATTACTGATTGTTCCTTTTCGCTAACATCATCAGTTTCAGGCTCATCTGTTACTTATAACGCATCAGATCATTTAATAGGTATATCAGATTTTGCAGAACAAATAGATGTAAGTAAATCTAGCATTAAATTGAGTTTATCTGGTGCAGAACAAACTTATATATCAGCAGTATTAAATGAAAATGTAATTAATGATGAAGTTACTATTTATAGAGGATTGTTAGCAGATGATAACACAATAATTGATGACCCTTTTTTACTTTATAAAGGAAATATTGAAAGTTTTGAAATAAATGAACAACCTAAAA